GCTTTACAGGAGGTCGCAGGAGAAAACAAAGCTTTAAATGGAATTAAAAAAGCAGGAGAGGCCATCACCAAAGCAGCAGCAATAGCAGAATCTATATTTAATTTAGAGAAATCAATAGGAGTTATTATTGAAAATAAGTCTTCAATAGCTAAATTACTTGGAGTAAAAGCTACAACAGCAAATATTGTAGCAACAACAACTGAAACTGCAGTTGAAACTGTCGGTCTAGTTCCAAAAGCTACAGGTGTTATTTTAGGAGCTGCTAAAGGACTCGGGCCTTTCGGTATAATTGCTATGGTAGCTATGGCTGCTATGGTTATGAAGGTTATGAAGATGTTTGAAGATGGAGGTATAATTAGTGATGGTAAGAAATTTGCTAATGGAGGAATGGTTCATGGAGCAAGTCATGCGAATGGAGGAGTTAAGTTTGCAGTAGGTGGTAGAGTAAATGAACTAGAAGGTGGAGAAGCTGTAATAAATAAAAGAAGTACAGCAATGTTCAGAAATCAATTATCATCTATGAATGAGGCAGGTGGAGGTGTTAAGTTTGCTGATGGCGGATTACTTAGTTCTCCTTCATTTACAGAAGCTCAGTTTGGTGCATCTAATCAATCTGCAATGATGGGAGCTATGGGAGGGCAAAGAAAAGTAGTAGTAGTAGAGTCTGATATAACAGACAGCCAATCAACAGTTAGTGTAATTCAAGCTAACGCAACCTTTTAATAATTAAAAAAAGTAAACAAATGTTTGTTAGTAAAAAAGTAAAGAAAGATAGAATGGATGTCTGTAAAAAATGCGACTTTTACAGGAACTTCGCAATGCTGAAGTATCCTAAGTGGACTAAGGGAGCAAGATGTGGTAAATGCAGTTGCTTCTTGGATGCTAAAACAACTCTTACTAAAGAGTTTTTAGGCGAGTGTCCTTTAGATAAATGGAAAGAATAATAATTAAATAATAATAATATGGATTACAGTTCAATAGTTGAAAAATACGACCAAGAAAAGAAAGACATGATTGTTAGTTTTGCAGAACTCAATAGAGATAAGATGCACTTGTATAATGAATATCATTCTGCAGCATTAAATAAATTCTTTGAGTTATGGGGTCAAGAATTTCCTAATATAAAGCAAAGTAAAAGCTGCACAGGATGCAGGAAATCAGTTTGCCATTTCTTTCATAGTGTAGCTGACTTTATATCTAAAGAAGAAGAAATAGTGCCTGAAACTGTCAAGGTTAAAAGCAAAAAAAAGAAAAAAGTTTTATCTAAAAAATAAAATATGGCTAAGAAGCAAAACACTATAGATGTGGTTGAAGAATACATGGATTTATTAAACTCTGAGGTTACTTTAAGATTTATAGAGCCTACATCTAAAGACACAATTAGACATCTTATTGAAAAGGGAATTATAGCTCCAAAGATTCTTAGGAATTATATGATAATCTATGATTTTGACTGCATGCTTAGATTCAATGAAGGCAATAGAACTCATACTTTTATGGACTTATCTATCAAATATGATATATCTGAAAGGCAAGCTCAGAGTGTAGTTTATAAGGAGAGAAGGAAGCAAAGTAAGTCAGAAAATATTACATATTAAAGTTTGTTCCAAAAGTTGCGTAAGATTGTCATAGTATAAAATTATTTTTGTGGCTATGAATGAAAATTGGTATAACATAAATTCAAAAGCATCTAAAGTAGTTGATGTTTATATTTTTGATGAGATAGGAATGGGTGGAGTTAATGCTCAAGGATTCATTGAAGAAATCAAATCTTTTAAGGACTCCCCAATGAATTTGCACATTAATTGTGTGGGTGGAGATGTATTTGATGGAATGGCGATCTACAATATTATAAAGAAAAGGACTGCAACTACTACAGTATACATTGAAGGTATAGCTGCTAGTATGGGTAGTGTTATTGCGTTAGCTGCTAATAAGGTTGTTATGGCAGAAAACTCTTTATTTATGATTCACAATGCTTGGGGTGGAGCAATGGGAGAAGCTAAAGAAATGAAAAAAACAGCAAAGCTTTTAGATAAGATTAGTGGAGAGATTGCTGACATCTATGTTAAAAAAACAAAATTACCTTATGATAAGGTAAAAGAAATGATGGATGAAGAAACTTGGTTAAATGCTGAAGAAGCACTAGAGCTAGGTTTTATTGATTCTATCTCGGATGCTATTAAAGTGGCAGCCAAATATGATGTTTCTAAGTTTAAAAATATAACAAACAAGGAAATAAAAACTAAATTAAGTATTAATATAAAAAGTAAAAAAATGACTGATGAGTTAAAAGCTTGGTTTAATGGGAAAGTTGAGGACATTATCGCTAGAGTAAAAAGTGAAAATGTTGAAGCTGATTCTAAATCAAATGTTAAAGTTACTATGTCTGATGAGGCTGAAATTTTAAATAAATTTTCAGATTTTGAAGCAAAAGTAGCAGAAGTTAGTGGGTCTGTAACTGAATTAGAAGGAGAAAAAGAAACTCTTACTATGGAAGTTGAAAGACTTAATGGTTTATTAAGTAAATCAAATGCAAAGGGAACTGAAATTTCTACAGATGGTGATCCTGCAGTAGTAGTAGCAAATAAAGTAGAAGATGGTAATGCTTCATTTTGGAATGGAATGGTAGCAAAAATAAATTTATAATAATTAAAAATAAAATAAAATGGCAAATGTAGCACTACAAGCGGCAGGTACTTTAGCATATAATGGTACTTACGCATCTAAGATTCTTTTAGAACCAATGTTTCACTCAGATGATATAATGAGAAATTATACTATCTATCCAAATGTGAAGTATAAGCAAAATATAGTAATGGCTCCTAAATTGGCAAGTATAACTGCTGTTAATACAGGATGTGGAACAACAAATACTTGCGACCCTGCAGGATTTACAGTAATCCAAAAGCAAATTGTGGTTAGTAATGTTTCTGTAAAACAAGTTCAATGTTGGGATGAGTTTAAAGATTCAGTAATAGTAGAATCTTACAGAAATGGAATTAATATGCCTGATTTAACAGGAACAGAATTAGCTCAAGTAATTATCAATAGAGTAAGAGGAGGTATTCAGTCTGATATGGTTAGAAATATGTGGGCAGGAGATACAGCAGCAGCAGTAATTGCTATTGACTGTACTTACGACTCAATGGGAGATGGACTATGGAAAAAATTATCAGCAGGAAATGCTATTAATGGAGGTACTCAATTAAGAGAAGTACAAGGAACTTTAGGTGCAGCAGCAACTCAGTATGTTACTGTAGGGGCTACTTTACCTGCAGCAGATGCTGTTCTTGCTTTAGAAGCTGTATTTAATACTGCTCCTTCTGCATTACAACAAGTAGCTTCTTCAGAGAAAAGAATTTTCTGTACTCCAAATATTTATAATGCTTGGTATAGTGCATTAACTCAAGTTGCTTCAGCAGGTTCAGTTGATTACGGACATTCAGAATCTCAATCAGGAAAATCAAGATTATACTTTAGAGGTGTAGAATTAGTTCCTATGTATGAGTGGGATGTAGCTTTAACTACTTTAGCAGGAGCAACTTTCCCTGCATTATTTACAGCAGCAGGAGCAGCGATTGATGCAACTGCAGGATGTATTTATGTAGCTAAAGAAAACTTAATGATAGGTACTGATGTTTCTTCTCCTGAGAACGAAATGAAAATGATTTATGATGAGGTTTCTGATAATATGTATATTAGAGCAGGATTTACTATGGGCTTTGAGTATGGTTGGAACTCTTTAGTTAATGGAGTTTGTTTAGTAGACTAATCTAACAGTAAATAGGGTGGGAGAAATCTCACCCTAAATACTTTTCTTAATTTTAAAAATAAAATAAAATGGCGATAACAAACGGAATAAATATAGGTTGCTCTGATATTGTAGGAGCAGGAGGTATTAGGAATATACTAATAAGAACTTGGGCAGATGGAGATGCAGTAGTATACACAAATACTGCTACAACTCATAATATAAGTAGCATTAAAGACACAGGTGGCTCTACAGCTACTTGGTTTAATTATGAGTTTAAGCAAGAATTACCTTCTTTAACTGTTACTGCAGCAAGAGAAAATGGTTCTACTTCTTATGAGTGTGCTTTAAACTTTATGATGCCTGATATGGATACTGCAAAAGCAGCAGCATTGCAAAGTCTTATGGACACTTGTATGATGGTAATAGCAGTTGGTAATAACGGAAAAGCCTATGTTTTAGGAGTAAGTCAGAAGTATAGTAATGAAAAGGCTATGATTCGTAATCAAACTTTTGCTAGTATGACAGGAGCTGAAGGTTCTACAGGAGCAGGAATAAATGATGATAATGGTTGGACTGTAACAATGGGTTGTAAGCAATGGGAAGCACCTAGATTATATAGTGGTACTCTATCTTTATATACGAATGCAGGGTCAGGCACAGGAACATCTACTACATCATAATAATTAATAATTAAAAATAAAATAAAATGGCAATAGCAGATGGAATGGCAATTAATTGTTCTGATTTACAAGCAGTAGGTGGAACAAGATGGATAGCGATAAGAAAATTTGAGAGTACAGATGTAGTTAAATTCAACAATACTGACCATACGATTGAGATTATAGATCAACCTTCAGGAACTGATGCAGTTTGGGGGGTTTTTGAAAGTAGAATTGAATCTTCTTCTTTAACAGTAACAGGTAATAACGAGGGTAAAGAATTTTCAACTTATGAGTGTACTTTGTCTTGGTTTATTCCGGGATTAACAACAGCTCAATTCGCAACACTTTATAAGTTTGATGGGTCTTGTTTAATGGCAATGGTTGTAGATAATAATGATACAACTTCAGGTACAACAGTTCCTAGTGCAAGTCAGGTTCACAATAAAGTAATAGGAGTTTCAGGAACTTTATCAAATCAAGATATGGCAACAGCACTAACAGATATTAACCCTGAGAGAACTCAGCAATGGTGTAGGCTTCAGTCAGTTGAGGGTGGAACAGGAACAGCTTTCTCTGATGAGATTGGAGTTACAGTAACTCTTGTAGCTAAACAATATGAAATTCCAAGAGCTTATGTAGGATCTATCACTATGGATGCTGATGGACTAGGATTGGTAACAGGATAATAAAAAAACTATAAATAAGGGGGTGTTAGTTAATAACACTTCCTTATTAATATCTTTTGTGATATGTGTGATTGTAATACAGAAAAAAGTTTAATTTTGATAAATATATATACAGAAATGGCAGAATACAAAGCAAACAGCAAAGCTCCTAAAGGATTAGTTCTTGCAGGAAAGGATGCAAAAAGTCTTGGTAAAGAATTTGTAGATTTTAGAGGAGAAATGAGTCAAGCTCAGTTAGCTTACGCTTATGAAGAATTAAATATGACTGATTTTATAGATAAAACTGATAAAGTAAATGAAAAAGCAACAACCAAAAAATCAACAAGCAAAAAAGCAACCAAAACAATTACGAAAAACTCAGAAGAAGAATAACACTTTTGAGTTCGGAGTATTTGATTTAACAGTCCCACCTAGTATTACTGAGGTAAAAGACCTTAAATCACTTAATAATGATTGGGTTCCTTTTGGCGAAGATAACTTATTTCCTCAGTATTTAGCAGAGTTAAAGAGAAAGTCATCTACACATAGAAGTGTATTGGCTCAAAAGACTGTCTTTACAAGTGGAGCTAAATTTGTTTGTGAGAACGAATCATTAAGAGAATTTATTGAAGATGTTAATGCTGATAAAGAATCTCTAAGAGATGTTTTTAAGAAGTTAGCAGATGATTACTATACTTTTGGGAATGCTTATATGGAGTGCGTTATATATGATGGAGGTGTAAATCTTTACCATTTAGATGCAACTACTGTAAGAATGTCCAAGACTAAGAAAGAGGTTTATGTAAACCCTGATTGGTGTAAGTATTGGAATCAAGATAAAAAAATAAAAAGACTACCTATATACCCTAGAGTAGCACATAACAAGTTTGTAATTCACTTTAAGGATTACGAGCCTACATTTAACTTTTACGGACTTCCTGATTATGTAGCAGCACTAGAACATATCTGTGTTGATTACGAAATTGGAAAATGGAATCATACTAAATTCTTAAACGGATTTCAGCCTTCAGCTATTGTTGAGATTAGTGGGGATATGGGAGAAGAAGAAGCTCAAAAGATGGTTCACGAAGCTCAAAAGAAATTTGTAGGAGAAGGTAATAATGGTAAAATTTTATTTATAGTTAAGAATGGAGATACATCTCCTGCTAATGTTCAGATTATAAAAGATGACCAAGAAGGAAGTTGGATTGATTTACAACAGATTACCGACCAAAATATTATAACTGCTAACAGATGGCAGCCATCACTTTCAGGCATTGTTAGTTCAGGAAAAATGAACAACTCAGGAAGTGAGATTAGAATTGCCTATGACTTGGTAATGACTACAGTAATTAGAGATACTTCTGAGTTATTATTAAATGGTATTAGAACAGTTCTTTATAATGAGCTAGGATTTGATCCTAAAGATTTAAAGATTCATTATGAGCCACCAATCTCATACGCTAATGATGTAGATATTAA